CAAGCTTCGCCTTCGGATTGTGGTTGTCCGTTTTCGAGGATGTCATAATCGTTCGCGCTCGTTATCACGCGAGCCTCACCCGGAAGTTTGTCGAGCAGCGCCTGCACCGGTGCGAATTGCTCAATCGGGACTCCAATCAATACCCAGGCCATGCGCGGCGGTGGTTTGATTTCAACCGGCACAATCTCAGCTTCGCTAGGGTCTTCAAACTCATGGCCAGTCAGTTCAACGTCGAAGTCTTTGCCCAGGTCGCGAGCGATGATTGCCGCCAGCGCAGCCTCGTCAATGTCAGACATTTGAGGCAAACGATTGTCGGCCAAACAATGGGCCGTCTCATCGGCCTGGCTGGCGAAGTCTTGATCGTCCACCGGAATCAGCCTCCACCCGTTCTGTATCGCCGTAGCCAATGCACCATGACCAGTAACCACCAACCCGCTCAGCTTCGATACAACAACCGCTTTGCGCCAGCCTTGATGCCGCAGAATCTTCGCGTAAATGCGAATCTGCTCCTGAGAATGACGGTTTGGATTGTTCTCGTTAGGCTTCAACTCGCGCGGGTCAACCATGCGCGTGAACGTGCAGCGCACCGCCGGATCGCCCGGCTCAGGCTGAGAGGGTTTTGCAGGTCGGGTCATGGCGCTTTCCTTTTCTCGCGTTCATTGCGACCGCGTTTTTCCGCCAGCAAAGCAGCAAGTGCGCTGCGCAAATGAAATTCAAGATAACCCCCAGCCTCTTTCTGCGTGAATCCTAAAAGCCTGGCCTCACCCACGATTGCAGTTGCCAGGTTAGGATACGCGCCGGCCAATACTCGTTTCGCCGGGTTTGTTATTTTGTGATATTTTTTCATAGTTTGGTTTCCTTTTCAAGCTGGTAACTCTTGGCGCCGAGGTTGCGCCGGACGCAGCCCAGCCTTTTCCGCATCGCCTCCCTTTTCAAGACACGCTGGTACTGCTTGTGCTTTTGACAGTAGGTGCCCTCAGCCTTCTTGCCGCAGATAATGCACAGCCCGGCAGCCTGCTTTTTGATCTGCCACCGGCGCTGTCGGCTGAGTTTCTTTTTCTCGGTCACGCGGACAGCTTCCTCCACGCGGGAAAGTTTGTCAAGCTGAAATTGTCAAACGGAAAACAGATGGTAAAAACGCAGCCTCGAAATTTCGGCTCGATGAACTTGGCTGAGGGGTGAACTGGTGAAGACCAGCAAAGAGGGACTGAAGACCGAAGGGGGAAGGGAAGGAACTGACTGTTGTTTGAACTTGTCCCCTTGGTGAAAGCGATAGCTTTCCCCGTAGGGCGGGTCTGCCTTGTCCCCTCGGAGCCAAGCGTGGTTGTCTCCCCCCGGCCCTTATCCTTCTTGGGTTACTGGTAGCTTGAACCCATCACGTCAGGCCGGTCCGCTACTCCATCCCCACTCGGGGGTTGTCCCGGTCGTCGCTATCGCAAGACGTAGCCGGCAGTTGCAGAGCCGATTCAGGAAAGGGTAAAAAGAACCCCGGTCATGCTCGCGCGGGCGGAATCGAAGATAACTGCCCCATGACCGGGGAACACCGAAAATTCAATCGTGACTCGCGCGAGCAAATCCCGAACGCGGGAACAATCCGTCACATCACGGAACTTGTCAAGCCTGAATCGTGATCGTCTCAGCGAACCGGTCTGGCCACAGGGCGCGCGCGGTCGGTTCAAGCTCGGTGCGCAGTTTGTCCTGAGTTTCCACCGGGCAGGTGGCGATGGGATGCTTGCGCAGGAATTTTGTGGCGCGGGAGAACAGGTAAATGGTCTGGACGAAGGCCGGGCACGCCTTGGATTTGTCGGTTTTCCGGTCGGGATCGTTGCGCTCGCACAGGAGTAGGGCGGCCCGGAGCGATGTCGCGTTTCCAATCTGCTGGAAATTCGGCCAGTGAAGCGCCAGCGACATGTAGCTGTAGGCGGTGGATTTCTTGACTGCCGTGCAGTTGGCTGCCAGCCAGTCAAGCCATAGTCCCTTGGGAATCTTCGCGCGCGCGGCGAGCAGGTCCTGGCCCTGCAACACCGCCTCGGCCACCGCCTGGCTGGCCATTTCCTCTGTCTTCCCGCGGAGCGCCTGAATCGTCGGCTCTCGGTCGTTAATTGCCTGGGCCAGCGAGTGGAGTTCGATCGAGTCCAGTTTGGTGAGTTCTTTTGTCATGGTTTTGTGGGGCTTTGTGGGGTTCTGGGTTTTCTGGCTGGGTGAAATGATGGACTCCGGGGAAGGTCCGTTTGAAGTCGTCAACCCATCGGCCAAGGCTCTGTTTGTCCCGGCCGATCATGGCGGCGACCTGGGTGAGCGATAAGGAGCGCAAGTGCGGCAGGAATATCCAGCAGAGAATGGTTGCTCTAATCTCCATGCCGGACTGGTTTTTTGGCACCATCTGGCACAGCCATTCGAGCATCCGGGACATCACGGTGACGGTGCGCTCGTTGGCGTCGGCTAGGGGGATGGCACGCAGGCCGGGCGGGATTTCGTCGGACAAGTCAAGGTCGCGATCTACGGCCGCGAAGTCGAAATCAACGGTTTGCGTCTGGTGCGACGCTTCGTCAAAGGCTACCACGCTTTGCAAGAGACACCTCTTGCGCTTGCGTGTCAACGGGAAAGTGCGACAGTGCGGGCGTGGAATCAGAACGCAAGTGTCAAAAACGGCGCTTTGGCTCGTTCGCCGAGGCGGCCAATGCCCGGCCGGAAACGAAAGGCTACCCGCGCAACCAGCCGGCCATCGAAAAGTGCCCAAAGTGCAAGGGCTGGCACCTGGCCAATGGACACGCTGCCGAAACCTTCACACGTCAGATGCCACCGTCTCAAAAACTCAACCTCAAGCTCGGAACAGCGGCGGAATACTGTCCGCGCTGCGGGATTCTCCGCAGTCAATGCGATTGCTGGGACCCGGTGAACCAACCGTAATGTCCACCGACCCGATTCTGGACACCCAAACCGCTTGGGCCTTCGTCGCCACTACCTTCCCTGTCAACGAAACCTCGCCCGTCCCGTTGTTGACTTCCCGGCATTCTCGGAATGCCGTATCCCTACACGCTACAAGACCCGCCGCCGGAAGTAACGCCAAACCCGTACATCTTCCCGACGGAGTTCGTGCAGGGCGACGAGTTCACCTTTCGGTTCGCTGATTCTGGCATCTACCCGATCACCGACGGTTGGACCATCAACCTCAGCCTGCGCGGCGGCGGGACGGCCATTGACATCGCCTCGACGGTGGACGGCGGCGACTACCTGCTGAGCCAGACGCCGGCGCAAACGGCAATCTGGGTACCAGGCAAATACATCGCCCAGCTTTACGCGCTCCTTGCCGCTTCCCACAAGCGCACGACCATCTGGGAAGTTTACGTCCGCGTGCTGCCCAATCTAGCCGTGGCCGCGGCGGGAACCGACCAGCGAACGCACGCACGCCGGACACTGGAAGCCATCGAAGCCACAATCGAGGGCCGGGCCGGTGACGACATTCTGGACAGCCAGATTGACAACACCACGTTCCGCCGGCTGGCACCTGGCGAACTGCTGAGACTTCACTCCTACTACGTCGCAAAGGTCCGCAGTGAGGAAGCTAAAGCGCGTGCGGCCGCCGGCAAGGCCACAGGACGCAACATCTTATCCAGGTTCACCACACCGCACTGACGCCATGAATTTCTCTCTCACACTCGGCAAGCGGTCGTTTCGATTCCTGAGCAACAAGGAGCAAAAGTTCCACGTGGAACAACGCGAACCGGCTCAGTCTCAGAATGTTGGAAAACGGATGTATGCCTCAGCGCAGGTTTCGCGACTGACTTCCGACTGGCCGATCACGATCACATCCTCAAATGCTGAGATTTTCGTTTCTGCGATAGCTACCCGTTCGCGGATGCGGCAGATGGAACGCGATGATGACTACTTCCGCAACATGCTTTGGCTGCTTGAAAACAACGTCATCGGCGATCTTGGAATCCGCATCCGCCCTAAAGCGCGCGACGGCGCCGGCAAGTTGCACAAGGACTTGAATCTGGCCGTGCAAGAGGCATGGCACGAATACCTCGACGCGGCGAATTGCACGGTGACGCGCAGCCTTGACGGCATTCAAGTCCAGCGCCTGGCCATCAGGGCGCTTGCGCGAGACGGCGTGATTCTGTTCCGCAAGCACCGGCCGTTCAACAACCCGTTTGGATTCGCGCTTGAACCAATCGAGGTGGACCGGCTTGACCACTGGTGGAACCGGCCGGCTGTCGGCACGGCCAATGAGATCGAGTTCGGCATCGAAATTGACAAGTTTCACGCGCCGCTTGCCTACTGGATTTTGACCCGGCATCCCGGCGACGTGTTCGCCTATAGTTCATCGCCGCGGTATCGCGAGCGTGTGCCGGCTGACGAAATCATTGCCATCTGGACAATCGAGCGGGCAGGCCAGTTAATCGGAATGCCGTTGTGGCCGTCCATTTCCAAGCGGTTGCACAACCTGGCCGGCTACGAAGAGAGCGAGCAGATTGCGGCGCGCGTGGCGGCCAACAAGGGCGGTTGGTTCAAGGAAGACCCAAAGACAGCCGGGGCGGATGAATATGTCGGGCCGAAGGACGAACAAGGAAACCAGATTTCAAACACCGAGCCGGGCCAATGGGAAAAGCTTCCGCTGGGATGGGACCCTGTTCAAAACGACCCGCAACACCCAAATTCTGCGCTACCGCAGTTTCTGAAAGCTCAGTTGCGAGGGGCCTCGGCGGGGTCCGGCATCCCCTACAACTCCGTCGCGAGCGACCTGGAGAGCATCAACTATTCGAGCTACAAAGCCGGCATGAACGACGCGCGGGATGGCTTCAAGTATTTGCAGGGCCTCATCGTGCGGAAGCTCATGCGGCCGTGGTTTCGCGACTGGCTGACGTATGCCGTGCTCGCCGGGCAGATTCCAGGCGTGACTTCGATGGACATTGCGGCACTGAGCAAATCCGACCGATGGAAGCCGCGGCGCTGGGCTGGTCTCGAACCTCTCAAGGAAACTCAGGCGGCAATCCTGGCCAAGGAAGCCGGCATGGACTCGCTTCGCAACATCATCGAGGAAGATTTCGACCGGGACATTGAAGACGTGTTTGAGGAGCAGGAGGCAGACAAGAAACTCGCCGCGGCTCACGGTTTGGACTTCTCAGCGGAAGTCAGCATCAAGAAACCGACGGAAGGAAATGCGCCAGACACCGCCGCGAGCGGCACGGATGGCGAACCGGAGACGCCAGCACGAAACGGAAACGGCAATGGACACGGCGCTCTCAATCACGACCTAATGTTGACTGCCCGACGCTTTTGACGAATGAAACTGTTTCGATCCTTCACTTTCGACAGGTCACAGGCCAACTCAGAAAAGCGGACTGTGCCTGTGGCGTTCTCATCGGAACACCCGGTTGACCGTGGCGATTACGAGGAAATTCTCGATCACGTTCGCGGCAATGTGGACCTCACCCGGCTGAACGATTCTCACCCGCTGCTACTCAATCACGACCCGGAAAAGCAAATCGGCGTCGTTGAATCCGCCGAGGTTGACGAAGGCGAAAAGAAATGCCGCGCGCTGATTCGGTTCGGCAAGAGCGACCTAGCCAACGAGATTTTCCAAGACGTGCAAGACGGTATCCGCAAGCACATGAGCGTCGGCTACGAGCGGTTGAAGGAAATCGCCAGAGAGAAAACGCAGGACGGCAAGACAGTGGCCAGGTTCGCGTGGCGCCCATTCGAGCTTTCCATTGTGCCGGTGCCGGCGGACCCGACCGTGGGCGTCGGCCGCTCAGCCGGCGAAACGCGGACCATGACGAGCGTAGGCTGCGGTTGCACCTGCCGCGTGGCACTTTCCGCCTGCAACAAGGCACTCACGGAAATTGAGAGTTGCGCCAGCGAAGCGGACGCCCTGCACAAGGCCGCCGCTGAACAAGCCCGAGATGTCATTGCCGCGCTGGCCATCACCGCCGAGGATGTCCAATTCTGGTCAGAAGCCACGTCTGCTCAATGCGTCGCCGTGTGCGCTGAGTGCGCCACCGCGTGCGACCTGGCCGTGAAAGCTCTCCGGGCCGTCGGTGCCTGCGCCCATTGCGGCTCGCTGGCCAACGACGCAATCCACGAAATCGAGGAAGCCGCCGAGGCGTGCCGCGAGAATGCCGGGTTGCCAGTAGCGAGCGCCGCCGTAGCAGCGGAAGCCAAGGTGGAAGCCGTGGCCGGCGAAGGCGTGCATTTTAAAAGCGAGATCAAGCCGGAAGAGACTGCCGCCGCCGTTGAAGCCGGCAATACCGAAATCGAAACCCGACAGACTGTTGACAGTGGAACCTTAACAAAAGCAGAAAATGCAGAAACACACATCACTATGAGCGAGCAAGCAAAAGACCCGGTTGAACTCGAACGCAGTCGCGTGAAAGCGATCCGCACGGCGGCCGATGAAGTCACCAAGAATTTCCCCGAGGGCAAGGACAAGTTCCGCGCGCTGGCCGACACGGCCATTGATGCCGGCAGTAAGCCCGAGGATTTCAACGTCGAACTCCTCAAGACGTTGCCGGGTGTTCGCAAGGCCGTGCAAATCGAAACTCCCGAGAGCATGGGAATTGATGGCGATTCCGCGGCGAAATACTCGATCGTTCGGGCGGTCCAGGATTGCATCAAGAACAATCGCCCGGTGCCCGGCGGTTACGAGGGAGAAGTCCACCAGGAAATGGTCAAGCGAATGCGGGCCTCGGGTGGCACGGTGGCGCCAAATGGATTCTGGCTTCCTCCTTGGGTCAAAGTGGCGAATCCAAGAGCGGCCGGACGCCGCGACTTGAACGTGACAACCTTCGGCCAGGGCGGCGCGTTCGTTCAGACTTCGATCCTCACGCCTATCATCGAGATTCTGCGCAACCGGATGGTTTGCTTCCGGCTTGGCGTGCAAAGCATGGCCGGCCTCGAGGGTAACGTCGCCATCCCGCGTCAGACCGGCGCCGCGACCGCCTACAGCGTTGCGGAGTCCGCCGCGCTCACCAAGAGCACGCAGTCTATTGACCAGGTGTTGCTCACTCCGAAGCGCGTCGGTGCGTGGAATGAATACAGCAAGCAACTCCTGCTCCAGTCCAGCGTGGACGTGGAAAACTTTATCCGCGACGACCTGATGAAGCAACTCGCGATCAAGTGGGATTACCTGATTCTGAACGGTGCCGGTGCGAATAGCGAACCGACGGGCGTCGCGAACGTGAACGGCATCGGTTCCGTGACCTTCGGGGCGACGGCCACTTACGCCAAGGCAGTCAGTTTCGAGACTGCGCTCGCCAACGCGAACGCTGACCTCGGCCGCATGGCCTTTGTCACCAC